ACCGGCCGCTGGAATCTCGCCGCAGGCTTGCGGTGGCGGTGGCGGTGGCGGTTCGCACCCCTCGTCGATGGCGCCGTCACCGTCGTCGTCCTTGCCGTTGCCGCAAATCTCGACCGGCGGTGGTGGCTCGTGCGGGAGCAGGTAGGTCGGGTAGGTGTCGAGCTCCTGCGCGGTCAGCCACAGCAACCCGGCCGACCGCGTGTCCTGGCGCACCCACGCGAGCGCGAGCTGGTCACCCGTCCGCTCGAAGCGAATCGCGCGGATAATCCCCGGCTCGACCAGCACGCGCCGATCATGAATCAGGCACTGGAGCCCGTCCTCGTCGCCGCCCTGGCCGCAACAGATCGTCCCGCGGCAGGTGTACTCCCAGAGATGGCGCGCCGGGTCGGCGTAGCTCTCGTCGCCCGTGACGAGGCGGCCATCATCCGCGACGTATCGCCAGCCCTGCGAGCCGGTCGGCGTCCCCGGACCCCAGACGATCTGCAGCACCTTCGCCGCGTCGTAGATGACGGCGTTCGGGCCGAAGGCCAACCCGCGCGAGGTCCACGTCCCGGTCATCCCGGTCCATTCCCAGGCGTTGTCGTCCCGATTGCCCACGGCCGCCAGCCGGCCAGTGCCGTCGCAGGCCGCCGCGAGATAGAGCGCATTCTGCCCAGACGGCAACGGGAGCGCCCCCGCGTGCGTGTCGACACGGACATCCTTCACGAGCGCTCCGTACTCGCCGCTCGCGCACGCGTAGGCATACCAGCCGCCGGGCACGTCGAGGCGCGTCGCCGCGGACGCCTGGACGGTGAGCAGCGCACAGAGCGCCGCGATAGCTGTCGTTACTTTGAGTCTCATTTCTTCCTCGCGTGTTGCCGGCGCTCACCCGTCCTCTGCCACGTAGCGATAGCCGACGGTTTTACAGGTGCGACCCGCTGACGAGCCGCACGCGTTCGCCGGTCGGGAGGCAATCGCTGTCGGCCCTCACCAGATCCCGCTTTCATTGCTCAGGTATTTGATATAATTGCGCGTATGCCGACCGCGCACGACTTGACAGGATGTCGTTTTGGCCGCTTGACGGTGGCGAAGCGTCAGGACATATCGGCTGCGACGCACGCGCGACGACGGGTTGCGTGGCTGTGCCTCTGCGATTGCGGCATCAGCAAGGTCGTCATGGCTCAAAGCCTGAGTGATGGACTGACGCGAAGCTGTGGTTGCTTGAATAGCGATCTTAAGCGCGCACGCAGAACTCACGGACGGAGCCTGACTCCTGAGTACCGCATCTGGGATGCCGCCCGTGGACGCTGCACTCGACCTGGCGACGCGAGCTACAAGCGTTACGGGGCACGTGGTATTACAATGTGCGAACGCTGGTTGAACAGTTTCCAGGCGTTCTTCGAGGATATGGGACCACGCCCGGTCGGTCACAGTATTGAACGCAAGGACAACGACGGCCCGTATTCCCCTGATAATTGCTGCTGGGCGACACGTCGCGAACAGATGAGGAATACGCGACACAGTCGAAGAGTAGTGATCAACGGCTTGACAATCCCACTTGTCGACGCTGCGCCTCTGCTGTGCGTGAGCATAGGCTCGTTGGTGTACCAGATCAAAAAGCACGGTTTGCTACCTCAGTCATACATTGACCGTCGGCTACCATAATCCCGACTGTAGCTGCGATACGAGCTTGTCTCCACGCTTCGCCCCCACATCTCGATACCACTTGGACTGGCGCAGCCCGCGCGCCGCCGCTACAAAGTCCCGGCGATCAATCGCGTCGATCGTGTTGACGAATTGCAGAAAGGTTTTCATGCCCATGTTGAACACCAGCTCCGCGACGACCGCCTGCCGGACCGTATCCAGCCCGCGATACCAGGTCAGTTCGGCGAAGCACCGATGAATCGCTTCGTCGAGATCGTTGTTGAGCATCTCGAGCGCCTCGCTTTCGCGGACGCCGTTCGCTTCGAGGTTGCGACCGTAGCCGACTGAGAGGATCCCTTTCGAATCCTTGTAGGGCATAAAGCGACCGTTCTTGAGCGGCCCACTGCCCTCGTGTTGAATCAACTGCTCGACCAATTTGTCGCGTGTCATGGCATCCGCCCGAAGAACTTCAGCACCGCCACCGTCGCGAGGATCGAGATAATGGCCACGTAGACGTCCCAGCGTGTCAGCCGGCGCTTCTCCCCCGTGTCGTTCGAATCGTCCTTGTCTTCCTTCCGCCGGTCGTAAATCCGGCGATCGATCCGCGCGATGTCTTCCTTGAACCCGTCCATCCGTTCGCCGCCACGCCCGAGTTGCACCTCGTGTGTCGCGACTTTTCCATTCAAGTCCTTCAGGTGCGCTTCGACCTTGTTGAGTTGCCGCTCGAGCGGCTGGTTCGTGTCGACCATCGCCTTGACGAGCATGTGGCTCTGCTCGGCGAGCAGTCGTCGCAACTCGTCCTGGGTCACGGTGTGATCTCCCATCATGGCTAGTTCAACTTGCGATACCGGATAAAACTGCCCTGCTTGATGGTGATGTTGCCGCCGTCGGACGTGTTCTGCGCCCACTGGAAATTCACCGTCCCTGACGTCCCCGCGGTGATGACGACCGCCTTGAGCCAGATAGGGAACACGCCGCCAGAATTGCCACCAGCGGGAAGCGTCTCGGCTTGCGTCAACAGGTCCCTGGGCGAATTGCCGACCGCTGCGCCGTCCCAACTATCGGTGGTTGCGACGAGGCCCGAATGGAAGCCCCAGTGAATCAACGTGGACGTGGGAAAGGCCCACCCGAATTTAAAATCCGCCGTCGTGTTCGGCGCGACCACCAGTAGGGTGACCTCCACGTCGTAGTACGACGAGGCATCGACGGCGAACGACAACTGCGAGTCGTTCGACAACGTCGTGTCCGTGTTGGTGGACTCGTCGCTCGTCTTCAGGACAATCGAGTCGCCACCGCCGGCCGACGGCGTCGCCCACTCCACGCCGTTCGTGGCCGCGCTGTTCGCGGTGAGCACCTGGCCGTTGGACCCGACCGCGAGGTCGTCCCAGAGCGGCGTGCCGTTGCCGACGACGAGGTCGCCCTTGGTGACCGCCGAGTTCGTCGTGTCGGTGTGGTTCGTCCCGTCGAGCAGCGCATTCGTCGAACCCGACGCGCCGTTATCGGCCGCGCACGCCCACGTCGACCCGCCCGAGTTCCACTTGAGGATTTCGTTGTTCGCGCACGACATGCTCGACAGGTCCGCCAGCGCGATCGTGGCGTCCGTGATCATCGCGCTCGTCACGCTCGACCACGTCGCGTCACCTCGCCAGACGGTCGTCGCGCTCGCCGACGTCCCGCTGTTCAGGTTCGCGACCGGCAGGTTTCCGGTGACGCCGTTCGCCAGGTTGATCTGCGCCCACGCGGGCGCGTTTGATGTGCCCGTGTTCGACAGGTACCGCGTCGCGTTGGTGTCCTTCGCCAGCCGCGCCCACGCCGGCGTCGCGTTGCCGAAGATCAGGTCGCCCTGCACCACGGACGCGGCCAACGAGTCGGTGTGCGTCGCCGAGAGAATGGCGTGACCGCCGCCACCGCCACCCACCGCGCTCCATCCGGTATTTGTTTCTGCGCCTGACTCTTTGACGTATAGCGTCGTTGCCGCGCCGCCGTTGGTCCGAATGTAGATGTCCCCGATTCCTCCAACGACAGCACCCTCTGGCGACCCCGTGCCGGCCCGAATGTCCGTCGTGCCAGAACCTGGCGACGTGCCGCCGATGACGATCCGCGAGAACTGCCCAATCACATCTTGGGCGTCTACTCTCGCCAAGACCGCAAGCGCGAGCAGAACCGAAAGACAAGACAACCGAAATAGGGTCCGACTCATACAGACCTCGGGATAGAATTCGACACATGGTCGGTGCAAATTTCGCCGGTGTGCGGTTCGGTCAACTGGTTGCACAGCGCGAAGTGCTTTACCGCAAAACACCGAAGCATCGGTTCTGGCTGTGTCGGTGTGATTGCGGTAGAGAGACGACAGTCGCTCAGGCGCACCTGAAGAATGGCCACACCGTGTCCTGCGGCTGTCGCGAAAGGACGGCCGTGCTTGTTCCAGGCCACTAGAAGAACACCTCCAGATAACTCGGGGCCCCGTATGCGCCGTTCGTCGCGTTCGAGTTCGTGAACTGCAGGCGATACTTCTTGACGCCGCTAGCGGGCGTGAAACTCAACGTCTGCTTCTGGTTCGACCCGGAGTAGTCCGCATCGCTCGCCGTGCAGGCGGCGCCCACGACCGCGTCGGTGGAGTCGGTGACGTTGCGAATCTTCGGCGTGATGGAGGTCCCGGCGTTCGCGGATCGGACTTCGACTCGGGCCCGGACCGTGGCGCCCGTCTGGAACTCGGTGCCATCAAGTTCGACATCGATGTACTCTTCCGCGTCGTAGGTCCCGTTGAAGACAATCAGCTGCCGTCGCGACCCCCCCAACGGATAGACCGCGCGTCGCGCGGCCAGCGCTTTGATGTTCTGGCGGACGCCATCAATGACGGGCCGATCCCAGTCGTCGCCAACCGCGATCGCGCCGGCGACGCCGCTCCCCAACCATTCGGCGTAACTCATCGGATCTCCACCGGCTCGCCCGGATTGCCCTCTAAGATGTTCGACGCGTCTTCCACGATGCTCGCCGGGAACGACGTCGACAGCAGGCGCGACAAGTCGAATCCGACGAGCGTCGCCGAGGTCCGCGCCCGGCCGCTGCCCGGCTCGACGATGTGTGACGTCACCAGAAAGGGCGTCTGGTTATACCCGACGCCTGGCGGCCCGAGCCCGTCACGGTGCGTGACGAGAATCTGGTCGCCGTTCTCGTCCTCGACCGCGAGCAGGTTGGTCGGGATCGGCTGCACGCGCGGGGGAAACCGCGTGCGCAGCCGTCGACGCCCGATCGCGTCGCGGGCCGTCGCCGCGTCGCGCGTGTAGTACTGCTGCACGGCCCGCTCTTTCACCTTGCCGCGCAGCGCATCAATGGCCGGCTGGTCGATGAGAACCTCCGCATCGCCGCGAAACGCCCGCGCATCCGGGTCATAGTCGTATTGGTAGATCCACCGGTTCTCGACCGCGTCGTGGTCGGTCTGCACCGCGGGCAGACGATCCGGCAGCTCGATCCGCTCGCGATAGTGCCGCCCCACGGTCGGGTCGGCCGCGTCGTTGATCAGCACGGGATACAGCTGGCCGTGGTGATTCGTCGCCAGGAACGCGTCGAACGTCTGGCAGAACCGCGTCAGAAACTCGCGCACCGTGATGCGGTCCCGAATGTAGAACGCGCCGGTATAGCCGATGCCGTCTTCGAGGCGCGTCGCCGTCAGGTCCTGGCACGCCGTGAACTTCGTCGGCTGGAGGATCGGCACGCCGCCGTCGTCCCACTCCACGAGCGGGCCCCAGTCCCCATCGCGGTAGCCGGAGCCCCCGTTCTTCAGCACGAATTCATTGAGGAACAACTGCAGCAGCGGGAACGCTTGGCTGATGGGCGCGCCGGATCCATCGCCGACGTCTTCGTAACCGCAGCCGTTCACGGCCATCGTGCAGACGCCATCCACGTGCTGCTGCGATCGCGGACCCCGCGCGTAGAAGCCGGTGAGACGCATCCCCGCGACCTCGATCCATGGGTCGGCGTGCGGCCAGCCCGGTCCACTCGGATGTAAGAAGTCGACCCCGTACGTGTCCTCGCCCATCAACACGCGCGTGGGCGGCACCCCAGGCTGCAGCCCGGACGCGTAGATAGAAAAGTCCTCCATGACGCCGAGGCAGATGATGTACAGGTCCCAAAAGAAGGAGCCGTCGACGCCTGGCACCTGCGCCTGGTTGGTCAGGGGCGGACCCTGCGCGGCCTCGCCGTCGACGCCCGTATCGTTGTAGCTCGGCGTCGTCACAATCGCGAGCCGCCGCGATGGGTTGTCCAGCGTCCGCCCGTACACCGTATAGTGCGTGGCGCCCTCGACCGCGGCCCACGTCAGCGCCACATAGTTGGTCGGGCTGAGTGTCGCCGGGCCGGTCACGATGACCTCCACATTCCCGAGGACCGACTCGCCGTAGCCGGACCATGCGGTCACGCCGTAGGCCAACCGCCGCGTGCCGGTCGATCCGACCACGGACGCGGCGATCGTCGGCGGCGGCAGGTACGCCGGCTGGCTCACGTCGTCATCGACCGTCTGGCGCATCCCGACGTGAATCGCCGGGAGCAGCCCCTTGTCTGCGCGTTGGCCCGCGACGTTGAGCGCGCCCACGTCGCTGAACTCTCCGCCGGCGAGCGGGATCGGCGTGCCCACTAGGTCTTTATGGATGTCGGTGAATCCTGCGCCCCCCTCATAGGTCCGCTCGAACGTCGCCTGCGGAATCACGACGTCGAGGTACGGCCGCAGTCGGTCCACCAGGTCCAGCGACACGCGGCGGTCCGCCTGCGGCTGCAAGTTGTCGAGCACGCCGCGGAAGAGCAGCCGAGGCGCCAAGGCCGCGTGGCGTCCCGCCTCGGAAAGCATCTTGATCGCCGCCTCGCGGTTGTCGAACCACTCCGTCGTCGACCCGCTCTGCAGCAGCGCCCGGAACAGTCCGTCCGCATCATTGAGCATGACGCTGGCCTTACCGACGTCGTACTGGCCCATGCCGTCGGAGAGCGAGCGCGCGATGCGACCCCAGGACAGCACCCTGCCCTCGACGAACTCCACGTCCGCCAGTGGCCGTGTGCTCCATCGATAGACCGTGGTCCCCTCACTCACTGGATACTTCTCGAGTCGGCACTCGATCCAAATGGAGGGTTGGAGCGGTTCAGCCATCAGTGCACCCAACTCTCGCTATCGACCTCATCGGCGGCCGTGGGCACACTGCCGCCGCCGGCGCACTCAGGCGTCCACGAGGGTAGCGGGATAAACGGGTTCGGCGGCTCCACAGGGCCCGGCTGCGATCCGGGCGGCGTACCGGGTTCCGGTGTCGTCCCTGGCGGGCCTGGTGGCACACTCGGCGGCTCGGACCCGCAGCACGGGTTACTCGTGGGCGGCGGGTTCCCGACGGCACTCGGGCAGGTCACGACGTCGGTCGTGCCCACGACGTCGTCGATCTTCCCGCACCCGATGTCGAAGTACAACTGGTCCCAATAATTGACGCCGCTCGCCCATTGCGTACTGGTGACGGCGATGCGCAGGCCGGCCGCGCTGATGATCAGGCCGCCATCGCGATAGACCTTGACGCAGCCGTCCGGGTTGACGTCGGTGCCACCCGCGTTGACGGTGGAGAGGCGGACCTCCATCCGCCACGTCTGGTATTGGTCGTACACGACCACACCCGCCGCGGTCGCGACGAGGACGTCGAAGATATACAGCTGGACATCCGTGCTGCCGAATGCAAACAGCTGAATGGGCCAGCGCGTGATGCCGTCCGAGCCGAGCGAGCTGGCAATCTGCAGGTTCGGTCCCGCCAGCGGAGGCCCGAAGACGCCCCCCGTGCTGTCGACGTTGCATGAGTAGCCGATCGTGACGTACCGCCCGCCGACGAGCGTGTTCCACTGCATCGCGCCGGTCCCGTCGGGGACGTCGACACACTTGGTCCCGGTGCGCGCGCCAGACGAGACGACAACATGGTCGCCCGTGCCCAAGATCCAGCCGTTGGCGGGCAGCGACGCGCCGTCCGCGTAGTCCTCGAAGCTCGTGGTGATAATGTCGGCCATCGCTTACCACCGGTACCGAGGCAACTCGAGAAACTCGAAGGTGACGAGGTAGTGCTGACCCGTCGCCGCCTTCGCGAACGTGGCGGTCGCGCTGTACCGAAAGATCACCAGCCACGCGTCGTTCTTGTTCTCAAACGGCACGATGAGCGTCGGCCGCGTGCCGCGCCGCGTGCTTGTCCACCACGCCTCGATGTCATCCATCCCGGTCTGGCTGACGAGGGTCCGCCCCTTTAGGCGCCGAAAGTCGATCCCCGGGTCATAGGGCGCCAGGGAACTGAATTCGCCCTCCCACTCAAAGACGTCTGCGGGATCGAAGTCCGGATCGGCGAAGAGGTCGCGCTCGAGCGTGCGCGACCGACCCGCGTAGAGCTCGCCGACGATCGCGGGGGTCTGCGTCACGGCCATCACGAGCGACGTCGCACCCACGACCGGCGTGATCGCGACCCACGAGTTGAGCGGAATGCCGTCCGCGCGATACGTCGCCGCGGGAATCGTGGCGGTCACCCCGCCGGTGATGCCGATCGATCCGGTGATGTTGGTGTTGACCGCCGAGAGCAGGCTGATGGTCCGCGCGGCGCCGGCCGCGGTCAGCGACAGAGACGTGGCGCCACGCACCGGGACGCCCGGGAGTCCATCAGTGAGCCAGTCCGGATCGTAGGTGGCCAGGACTGTCCCTGTGACCCCCCAGAACATAATGCTTTCGTCGGGACGAACGTAGCGCATTACGTCAGTCCCTGGAGCGCGCGGCTCCACTGCGTGCGCACGGCGCCGCCCTGATAGATGCGGCGCGCGACGGCGGTCGCCAGTTGCTCGACGCGCGCGTCGCTGTCGACCACGGGGTGATTGATGGTGATGTGCGTGCTGCCGACACGGCCGCCCCCACCCAACGGCACGATCGCCTCGTCGCGTCCGCCCTCACCGACCCGGACCAACGTCCCGCCTGGCCGCGCCGACACGATCCCGCCCGCCGCCATCTCTGGGACCTCCGCGCCCTCCAAGGTCGGGCCCTGAGGCGCCTGATAGCCCCCGCCAGGCACCTGCACACTACCGAAGGCCGCATTCATCCCGTTGGCAGCCGATTGCGCCGCCCCAGGCAGCCCCGCCAGCGCGTTGGGGATGTCGGCGCCGAGCACCTCCCCGATCGCCAGCAGCACGTCGAGGATCCGATCGTTCACGGACTTCATCTGCGGGCCGACGATCCCCTGCGTGGTGGCCTGTTCCAGAAGCGCCTTCGTCGCCTCGTCGGTTTCGAAGCCAAACTTCTGTTGCGCTTCCCAGAGCCCCTGCAGCTGCGGTTGCGCGAGCGCGAGCGCCTGCGACATCGGGACGCCGTTCGCAACGATGTTGCCGATCTGCGATGTGATGTCCGACGACACCGCCTTGAATAGGGACAGGTCCATCAGGTTACCTTGCAGCATCCCCCGGACGATCTGTCCATCGGCCTCGAGCGCCTGGAACGCGGGCCGATCGGCTTCGACGGCCGTGCTGATGTCGAGCAGCTTCTGGGTGGTCTCGGACGCGGCGAAGTTGAACTGCTTTTGCGCCTCGGTCAGCACGGCCAACGTCGGCGCCATGGCGGTCAGGGCCGCGATCGCGCTCCCGCCGGTTTGCATCTGCATCCCGAACGAGGACACCGCCATCGCGCCGATCCGATCGAACTCGGCCTGGTGACCGGTCGAGAACTGCGCCTGGCTCTGCGTCGTCAGGGCCTTGCCCTGATCGGACGTGGGATCGATGCCGAGGGTCTTCATCCGATCCGCGAGGGCGGAGGCGTGTTTCTCCGAGGCCGTCTTCAACGTCTCGCCGAACACGGACGACCGCGCGTTCACGCCGCTGAGGACCTGGTCGATCCCGGCCAGCATGTTCTTGTGCGCGTCCATCGCCGTGTTCAGCTTGCCGACTTCCGTCTGAAAGTCCTTGACCTTCTTCGTGGAGAGCATCTTCTCGAGCGAGAAGCCGGCCTCCTCGGCGGCCTTCTTCAGTTCGGTGATCCCGCCGGCCTGCTCGATGTAGGCGTCGCGCGCCTGGTTGGTTTTCTTCTTCTCGCCGCCGAAGAGTTTGCCGAAGAGCCCACTGATCGCGTTGCCACCGAGCGAGCCCAGAAGGTTGCCGAGACCGGGCAGGACCGACCCGAGGGCCCCGCCGAGCAGGCCGCCGAGGCCCTTGCTGCCCAGCGCGCCCATCGCCTTTTTGGCCACACCAGACAGCGCCCCACCGCCTAACAGCGCCCCAATGGACTTCCCGACGTCTCCGCCCCCGGTGAACGCGCTCAAGATGGTGTTCGAGAGATTCGCGCCGAAGTCCTTCACCGAGCCGAAGGCCCCCATGATCTGGTTCATGAGGGATGGAGCCTTGAACGCCCCGATCTGGACGCTCGGGCCTCCGACCGATTGCCCGCCGATCCCGGCCGCGATAGGAAGATTCGGCAACGGCACGTTCGGGGCCACGACCGCGATGGACGTGAGGTCTTTTAGGATGTCGGAGATGCCGTCCGTGACGGCAGGTGTCGGCATCGTCGCCGCCCACACCCTGAGCATGGCGGCTGGCGCGATTTGTCCGAGGGCCTGGTACTTCTCGATGGCATCGCCGAGGATCCCGTTGAGCCGCTTCGTTTCGTCGCCGGTGAGTTTGGTGACCCCGCCGACGGCCGTCACGTCCTTAATCGCCTGCGCGGCATCCTTGAAGATGTCGCTGCCGGAGAACGGGTTGACGCGGGCCTTCTCCCCGCCGCCCGCCGCCCCGAGCCCGCCCGCGGCGAAGAGCTTGTCCCATTCGGCTTTCGACATGCCGACCGCTTTGAGGATGTCAGCGCTCGGCCCGCCTGTGGTCTCGTTGGGAAGAAACACGTCCTTCCCCTTCACCCCACGTCGCGGGGCGCCTGGGCCGCCGCTACCGCCGCCAAGCACCTGCTGGGCGATGACGCCAAACGCCCCGCCGGCGGCCGCGTTGACGAACCCGTTGCGCAGGGTCGCCCACAGTCCCATCTCCTTGATGGACTCGTGAATCTTGACGGCCAGCAACCCGAAGCCGGCCGCGAGACCCAACACGCCCGCGACCGTGCCGGCGGTCGAGAGCGCTGCGGCGCCGAAAGTGGCGGTCAGGCCTGAAC